CTGATGCTGAAAGAGTTCACGGACCAGCTGGGCGCGTTCGGGCGGGAGGACGTTTCCCGCATGGGGGCGCGCGTCTTCGAGGAGGCCGCACAAGCGACGGCGGAAGCGGTCGTCATCGGCAACCAGTTTGGCCCGGGTGCGCCGCTGGATACGGGATTCCTCCGTGCCTCCTTCCGTGTGGCGCGGAACCGTCCCGAGGATGGACCGAGTGAGCGTCCGCCCACCCCGGGGAGGAAGCAGGGCGACCCACCGTTGTACGCCCCGACGCTCGACACCTCCGCCGTGGCCGGCGCTACCCTCGGCGACTCGATCTTCGTCACCACCGTAGCGGAATACGCCGACTATCTGGAAACCGGCGGCCTCACCCGCCGCAACGGGCCGCCGGAGAACGTGGGCGCGCCGACGCAGTTCGTAGCCCCCGTCGAGGCCCGCTGGCTGCAGATCGTGGACGACGCCGCGCGGCGCGTGGGGTACGGCGCGTGATCTACCAACAGCTGATCGCGGCCTTGCGCGGCGTGGTGGTCACGGTGCCTGGGCTGCCCGCCGACCGCCGCTGGCTCAACACCACCGCGCCGGCGCCGACCGGCCCGTTCGTGGACGACAGCATCACGGCGCTCGACTCTACGTTCGCCGAGTGCGGCCCCGACGCGATGCGCCGGTGTGAGGCGACGTACCGCGTGAGCATTCGCGTCCCGGCCGGCACCGACGCGCACGCCGCGATGACGGTGGCCTCGAACATCGAGGACCGCTTCGCGGCCATGCAGGTCACCGTCGGCGGGAACCCCGTCGAGGTGTTGTCCACCCGCTCCGGGCCGTCCCTCGCGGAATCCGCGTGGCTGCACATCCCGGTGTCGGTTTCCCTGACGTTCGACCACCAGTAACCGAGAGGGCACTACCCTATGTCCCGAGCTACCGCCCGCGGCTACCGCGTGGCCTTCCTGAACGAAGTCACGCAGGGCACGACGCCGGCCACGGCGCCGACCCTGCTCCGCACCACCGGCGGCGGGATGACTCCAGCCGCCTCGTCGGTCGAGTCCGAAGAAGTGCAGCTCGTCGAAGTGCCGGACGTCATCCGGACCAACGTCGACGGCACGGGCACGATCAACTTCGAGTATTCGTACGGCGGCATCCACCCGCTGCTCGAAAACCTGTTCGGCGCCGCGTTCACCACCAACGTGCTCCGCGTGGGCTCGACGCTCCGCACGTGCACGATCGAAGATCAGTACACGGATATCGGCCGGTACATGGCCGCCCGTGGCTGCATCATCGAGGGCATCTCGATCACGCTGCAGCAGGGGAGCAAGATCACGGGCACGATCACGTACCGCGCCCTAATCCCGCCCACGTCGTTCGCGACGGCCACGGTTTTCAGCGCGGCACCCACCGCGGCGCCCACGAACCCGATCATGTCGCCGGTCGGCAGCGTCCAGCTAATCCAGGAGGGGGGGTCGCTCAACCTCGGTCCCAGCGGCATCGGCACGTTGGGCCTGACGATCAACATGACGCGGCAGGGCATCCCCATGCCGCAGGTCGGCACGACGGCCTTGGCGGGGCTCGATCAGGGCACGTTCGTGTGCACCGGCACGCTGAGCCTGTACGTCCCGACCGGCGCCACGGCGCTGATCGACAAGTACCTGAGCGACACGAGTACGTCGCTCGCGCTCACGCTGGGCGGCGCCTCGACGCTGCGTGATGCGTACCTGTTCAGCAACGTCAAGTTCACCGAAGGCGGCATCGGCGAAATGAGCCGGAACAGCCCCGCCAACCTGAACCTGACGTGGCAGGCGCTGGCGTCGTCGCCCAATACCACCGTGCAGGTCACCCGCACGCCGTAACCCTTCACCGGGGGCGGCGATTGGGCCGCCCCCATGGATGTCTCATGGCCAAGCTCGGCACACTCAAGCTCAAGCAGCAGGCGGAAGCCGGCGCCACGCTCATCGTTCGCGACCCGTTCGGCGAGCGGGACGAGGACGGCGAACTGCCGCCGCTGCTGGCGGCGGACGGCACCCCCGCCACGCTCACCCTACTGGGGGCGGACAGCGACACCGCCAAGCGTCTCGACCACCAGCGGCAGGCGGACGCACAGACGCGCGTTGTCGCGTCGATGTTCGGCACGAAGAAGCGGTCGAACGCCGTCACGGCGCAGGACATCGCCGACCAAGCGGCGTTCGATCTGGAGAAGCTCGTCACGCTCACCGTCGGCTGGCACGGCTTCGAGGACGAGGACGGGGAAGCGCTGCCGTTCACGTCGGAGCACATCCGCGAACTCTACACGCAGAACCCGCTGATCCGGGAACAGGCGCTGTCGTTTATCTCGGACCGTGCCCGTTTTTTCGCCCGATCCTCGACGCCTTCCGCGCCTTCGTCGAGCACCATTTCCGCCTGAGTGATCGGGTCGCCGATGACGTCACGCAGCGTGACCAACTCATCGGCATGGCGGACGCGCAGCCGGAGATGTTGGCGGCGGTCATCGACGACATCGTCGGGCCGCCGCTGCCCCCGATCGCGGCGCGGGCGTGGGAGGTGTTCGGGGCGGTGAGCGGGACGCGCTCAAGCGGGATGGGCGGGATCGGGGCGGTGACGTACACGGAGTTGCTGGCGTACCAGACGCTGACGGGGGTGGTCCTGACCCCGCTCGACGTCGCGCTGGTGCGGGAAGCCGACCACGCATTCCTGAGTTTCGCCATGCAGCGCATGAAACGCGGGAGCACTCCCGCTGACCCTTCGGAGGACTGATGGCCCGCGTCGCGCGACTTGGGGTGGTGATTGACAGCAGCGGCGCGCGGCGTGGCGCGCAAGAGACGAATAGCGCGCTGAACGGCATGTCGGCGACCGCCCAGCGCGCACAGCGGGCCATTGTGCAGGCCATGTCGGCGATTGCGGCGGCCATGGGGGTCCGCGAAGTGGTCCAACTCGCCGACTCGTGGACGCGACTGGAAGGGCGCCTCAAGACGGTGACCTCGTCGGCGTCTGAACTGGCCAGTGTGCAGCGCCAGCTGGTGAACGTCGCCAACGCGAACCGCGCGAGCATCGACGACACCATTTCGCTGTACACGCGCCTTGCGCGCAGCGCCGGCGATCTCGGCATGGCGCAGAGCGACATCATCCGCCTCACGGACCTGACCGCCAAGACGCTGGTGGTCTCCGGGACCTCTGCAAGCGCCGCGTCGGGGTCACTCCTGCAGCTGTCGCAGGCGCTGGGCGGCGGCGTAGTCCGGGCGGAAGAGTTCAACAGCATCCTCGAAGGCACGCCGGTCATCATTCAGGAAGTCGCCAAGTCGATGGGCGTGACGACGGCCGAGTTGCGCCGTATGGTGATCGAAGGACAGGTCACGTCCAAGCAGTTCGCCGAAGCGTTCCTTGCCGCCAATGGGCGCATCACGGACAGCTTCGCGAAGATGGGGCCGACGGTCGAAGGCGCGCTGACGCAGCTGTCGAATGCGTTTGCGGAAGCGATCGGGCGCGGCGATCAGGCGGGCGGCGCCACGCGCGAACTGGCACAGGCCATCGTCGAGCTGGCCGCCATGATCCGCGACAATCAGGCCACGTTCGACGCCATGGGCGAGGCCCTCGCCACCATGCTGCGATGGGGCACCGCGGCGGCCGACGCCTTCATCAAGGCCGGGGATGCGGTCGACGACCTTGGCGAGTACATCGCCGGGGCGGCGAAGGCCACGGAAGGGCTGACCAACTTCGACAGCGCGGCGTGGACCGAAGGGATCACGCGCATGACACGGGCGAACGACGCCTACGAAGAATCGGTCAAGCGGGTCGGCCGCGCTTTGGTCACGACGCGCAAGGAAGCCGCTGGCATGTCTACCGACGGCATGTCCTTCATGCGTGGACTGACCGGACCGGCCCAGCTGAGCGCCAGCCCGTTCGGCATGTTCGGCGGCCTGAGTGCCGGCGGCAGCGGGGCCGCTGTCCCGCCGCGTGTCGCGCCCGCGATGAAGGCCGACGCCGACGCGATGCGTGAGGCCGCCCGTGCCGCCAAGGATCTTCAGGAAGCCCTCGACAAGACCAACTTCAGCAGCGGGCTGGCGCGCGAGAAGGCCATCGAGCACACCAACGCGCTCCGGCAGTTCGTGCAGCCCGTGAAGATGGGCTATGCCGAAGTGCTGAGCTTCGTGCAAGCGCAGGAGCGAGCCGCGAACGCGGCCGCGGCACACGCCACCGCGGTGCGGATGGGGATCGCCGACACGGTCGCGTATCGCGCCGAAGTGATGACCGCCACGCAGGTCGAAGACTTGCGGGCCAAGGGGCTCACGGTCACCACGGAGCAGATCGACCGGCTGCGTCAGGCCAACGAGCGGTTGGTACAGTCCCAGGACGCCAAGGGGCCGGAGTCGCCCGTCGCCCAGACGCAGGCATGGACGGACGCGCTCCGCGACGCCATCGGCGTGGTGCAATTGCTGGGGCAGGCGTTCGGCGATGTCGGGCGCACGGTGTCGAGCATCGGCACGGGCGCCCAGAGCATCGTGTCGGGTTTGCAGCGCGCCAGCAACATCAAGAACGCGCAGGGGCAGGCCGTGG